GTAGTCTTTCTTGTAGATTCATAATTTAGTAGAGTTTTTTACCAGCAGTGATAGCAGCATCTATATCTGTAAAAGATTCAGATGTCCAGATAGAAGTCGTTCCATCAGTTTTCTTGTAGTCCTTGATAATTTCAAGATGCTCTACATTACGTTTGATTTTGTCTTTAAAATCAGCATCAGTTTCATCTGATCCTTGAGCAGTACCGATAACAGTTACGCTATCGCCAGCAGCAGAAAAGATTGCTGCAATTTCATCTGCGGTTTTTTCTTCCATAATTAAAAATTAAGTTACTTTTAGTTTACCCTGCTTCGAGGGCTGTGACTTTTGCGGATAACTCTTGTATTGCTTTTACTAAAACAGGGATTAAATGTTCTTGTTTTGCTTCTAGTCTTTCGGGATTTTTATCTAGTACTAAATCTAAATAATCAGAATCTTTTTGTGCTTCTTGTAATTCTTGTGCAATAAATCCAGCACGATATAATCCATCTTTAATATTTCCATCCCTTGTTTGCCACTTAAATTTTCTAGGTAACAGGTTATTGATGAAATCTAAACCAGCAGGTAAATCAATAATTTCTATTTTATCTCTTCCATCAGATAAAGAACTAATAGAAGTATCATTACATCTTAAATTATCGTTATTTGAATTACCAAGTGTAATAACATTACTTTCTGTTGCATTTAAATTAGTTGAATCCTGTCCAAGGCAAATATTATTGCTTCCAGTTGTAACATTTTTTCCAGCTTGTTCGCCAACAAAAGTATTTTTTTCAGCCGTTGTGTTATTTTGTCCTGCAAGACGACCTACGGCCACATTTTTTGTACCAGTTGTATTTGAAGGAAGGCTATCATGTCCTACAGCAGTATTATCATTTGCTGTAGTGCAAGCACCCGCAGCCCTCCTACCTACAGCAGTATTTTCACTTCCAGTTGTATTATTATCAAAAGCTTGAGCACCTACAGCAGTGTTATCTGTGCCAGTTGTGTTTGATAGTAAAGCATTAAAACCGATTGCTGTATTATTGCCTGCAGTGCTATTAGAATCTAAAGCAGCATGACCTATTGCTGTATTTCTATATCCAGTTGTGTTAAGTGTTAATGATTCCTTACCAACCGAAGTGTTTGAAAAGCCTGTCGTGTTGTTTGTTAAAGAGTTCACACCAATCGCTACATTATCACTTGCTGTAGTATTTGCATCTAAAGCACTAGCTCCTACAGCTACATTTGACGCTCCAGTTGTGTTTGCTCCTAATGCAGCAGCACCCACGGCTGTATTGTAATTAGCAGTAGTATTAGCATCTAAAGTTAAACTACCAACCGCCACGTTCTCAATTCCAGTTGTGTTTGCTCCAAGAGCTTGATAACCAACAGCTACATTATGATCCGCACTTGTATTATTTTCTAGTGATTTATAGCCAACTGCTGTATTAAATTCACCTTCTGTATTGTCTGTTAAAGATTGATAACCTACAGCAACACTTCTTCTACCTGTAGTATTAGCATCTAAAGCATTAGCACCCACAGCTACGTTCAAATCTCCAGTTGTGTTTGCCTGTAAAGATTTATAACCAACTGCTGTGTTGCTACTTGCTGTAGTGTTATACCTTAATGCTTGTGCTCCTACGGCTGTGTTTGTTGCTCCAGTTGTATTTGTAGTTAAAACAAGATGTCCTAAACCAGTATTTTCACTAGCTGTAGTATTTGAGACTAAAGCACTACTCCCTAATGCAGTATTTTCAGTTCCAGTTGTGTTTTGATCTAAAGCATGATAACCCACAGCAGTATTATTATTTGCTGTAGTATTTGCAGATAAAGCTCCCTTACCAATTCCAGTGTTTTGAGCACCAGTTGTATTTAATACAAGAGCAGCAAGACCTACAGCAGTATTGTTACTAGCGGTAGTATTTGCAGCTAAAGCGGTTTCTCCTACTGCTACATTTTGCGAACCAGTAGTGTTTGCACTTAATGAGTTATAACCAAGGCTTGTGTTATTGTTTCCTGTAGTATTAGCATCTAAGGCATTAGCACCTACGGCTACATTCTGTGTTCCAGTTGTGTTTGCAAATAAAGCATCCATACCAACAGCAACATTATTTGATGCAGTAGTATTAGCAGATAAGGCAGAATGACCTATAGCAACATTGTTTGATCCTGTAGTATTTGCATCTAAGGATTGATTACCAAAGGCACTGTTATGATTTCCAGTTGTAGCTGATGCTAAAGAATTAAAACCAATGCCTGTATTTTTTTCTCCTGTTGTGTTTGCTTGCAAAGCTGAACTACCCACAGCTACGTTGTTTGCTCCAGTTGTGTTTACTCCTAACGCTGCTGAACCTACTGCTGTGTTATTACTTGCAGTGGTATTTGCATCTAATGCTTCAATTCCTATAGCAGTATTATTTTGTCCAGTTGTGTTTACTGCTAACGCACTTCTACCAACAGCAGTGTTATTTGAAGCAGTTATGTTGGCTCCAAGAGCATTTCTTCCAATTCCAGTATTTGAACTTCCTGTTGTGTTGGCATCTAAAGCTAAACGACCTACGGCTACGTTGTTTGCTCCAGTTGTGTTTGCTTGTAAAGAACTGCCACCTACTGCTGTGTTGCTTGCTCCACTTGTATTAGCTGTTAGTGCATTTTTACCAATAGCAGTATTAGATCCACCAGTAACAGAAGCATCTAAAGCACTTTCTCCTAAGACAGTGTTACCAGCAACAGAGTTTGCACCTTTACCTACAGTTATAGAATTTATTGTTGCATCAGCAGTTGTTGTAACACCACCAGTAAGTGTTCTTAAATCAATCCAGCCATCATTAGCTGAATTTCTCATCTTTAAAATATTATTACTTGTATCAGCCCACAACATATATGCAGCAGTGGTACTGGGAGCAGAACCAGAACTGTTATTTGTTAATATTGCCTGGAGTACATTATTTAAATCAGTTCGGACATTAGCTCCAGTGGAGTTATCTATAACATAATCGTGAGTAGCCATTACCTAATCCAATTTTTTATCTAAGTATATCCTAATTCAATACTAACTACCACGCCCAAATCCCGTTGCAGCATATTTGAAATTTCTATTAACAAAACTGGAGCCATTCTTTATATCAATAGTAAATCCTGTTCCAGAAATGCTGGACAACGCAAAGAAATCTCCCGATTGTGCATTTTCTATAGTAATTCCTATATTAGGCAGATAAGCAGAAGTAGATCCCCCAAGTTCAGAAGTTCCTGTAAAGAAAGGATGCTGGAACGTAACTGCTTTACTTGACGTGCCAGATGCAATCGCAGTATTTACAGTTTCAGTTCTGCTATCAAGTTCTGCTGTATAACCTAACTGATCTATCTCAATAGATTGTGCAGGGTCATCTGAATCCATTTCACATCTAAACCTAAATCCTCGACCAATAAATGTTCCGTTGGCTAGTGTATTGAACTTACTAAATCCTGCTCCAATATTACAGTTGCTACTTGATATTGTTGCACTGGATGATGCGGTAACAGTAAAAGTACTGCTACTTGGTACGGATTGAACTTCAAAATATCCATCAGTTGCACCACCACTTGTAAAATCAATATCAACAAAAGTGCCGATACTGAATCCATGACTAGATTTTGTTACTGTTATTGTCGTTCCAGATTGTGTATAAGTAGCAGAATCAGATGTAGCTGGATCGCTGTCAGTAGTTGCTACTAATAGTTTTGCGTTGACATCAAATGCAGTAGCACCATCAAAGTCTGTCCAAGTATCAATATTTGCTGTTCTCTTATCAATCAGATCATTGGGATAAAAACCCTGTGTAACAAAATGACGTTTTAATCTAAGTGGTTGCTTACCCCCAAGATCCAGCTTGGAAGCAAAATCATAATGACCACCAGTAATATCAACAGCACCTAAAAAGTCAAAATCAGGGATAGTATCAAAATCTGCAACTCCATCTAATAAATCAAGCGATCCAAGAACAAGTCCGTTTACATCATCACTAAAGAAACAATCGACCTTATCTCCAGCAAAAGGTGTCGCATCAGTATCTTCTCTATCTGCTAATACAAGTAACTTAGGTACAGGATCAGGAGTTGTTACAACAACAGAAGTTTCTCCAGAACTTAGTCTGCCACCATCATCTCTAAATTTAAGAATATACTCTCCATCTACTGCTGGTACTAATGTCTCAGATACGTTTCCTGGTAAAGCAGGAATAATATCAACAGAATTAGTAAATGAACCGCTTCCGTCTACTAAATTACTATGTCTGACAACTACGTTTCCACCATGCGTAACATCAATATCTGTTGCTTTGTCAAAACGTAATCTTATAAACTGATCTGATACTGGCTCAACAAGTAACCCTGTAACATCCTGCGGTACAGCAGTTTTACCAACAGCTTCAAAAGTTATATCAGTAGAAGTTGCAGATAACTGTTCAAGTACGTTATAAGAAAATACCTGTATTGTATAAGTTCCTAATCTGCTATTCATTATTTCAAAATCAGGTCTTGTTACTCTCTCAGTTATGAAGTTGTCATTACCAAATCTATAATTAACTTGATATTGAGTTACACCAACAACAGTTTGCCAACTGACAACAATTTTTGATACAGCCTGATTGTTTATAGGAAATATTTTTTCAACTGCACTTAAATTGGCAGGAGGCGGTGCAAGCGTTCCTAATTGAGATACTACTCTTGCTGGCAATGCCTCTCCATCCTCAATAAATGCGTATTTACCTTCAACATAAGACAAGGCAGTAATCGCATAATTTATACCATCTTGTTCTTCTACTGTTATTACTCTGAATAATTGTGATTGAGTAGTGACGTTTGATATAAGAAAATTTGCATTTACATTAGGAGTCTGAGAAAAAGCAGAACTTACAGTAATAGTCCCACCTGATACAGATGAGATTGCCTTACTTTCAAACGATCCATCGGGTAAAATTACAGCTAAAGTTGCATCCCCTACAGGATTACCATTGGCATCTACAGCCAAGTCAGTTGCAGAGGTATCATCAACAGTAACAACAGTTGTAGAAGTAACAGCAGATAATCTTCCACCTCTTCTTACCCCTGCTCTCACTGGATCTTGTATTTCAATAATCGCACCTGGTCTTACAACCGCACCAGAATCTATAGAAGTTGCAAAAGCAACTATTTCTGATTCATTTTGTTCTGCAAACAATATTGCCTTACCTAATCTTTTAGCTTGACCTCTAGATGTACAGGCAAATGCTTTTACTTGCTTAACAATAGTTCCAAATTTTGCTATTGCAGTTGCATCTTCTACTACTTCAAAGTCAACTTCCTGACTATCCATATTAAAATATGAAACAGATATAACACTATGTCTTGTTTTCAAACTGCTACCAGAATAAGAAAAACCCTCTGAAGTAACGTTAGATAACGTAAATAAATAACTTGGATCGGTAGGCTTGTCCTGAGTAATACTTATTGAACCAGCAGACCATATTGGCATACATCTCATAACACCTGCTAATTCGTTTATTAAATCAAACGCTTCTCCTGGACTTTGAATATTAACATTGCAACTGAATCTGGCTTCCTGCCCACCTAAACCATCATCTACAAGAGTATTTGCATATTTACTGGCAGTCACAAAAGAAAATAAATCTAAACTACTGTCTGTAATATGATCTCCAAATCCGTATCTAGCATCTGTCAAAAGATCAAGTAACACCATTGCAGGACACGAGCACCAAACAGCAGCACCCATAACGCCATTAAAAATATAACCATCTGGATAAATTATTCTTCCTGTCTGCAAATCAACTGTAGGTGTGCCCGATCCACTAGCACCTGCACCTGGTATTCTTATTTTTATTCCACGAACACGAAATTTTCTAGATGGTGCTGCGTTAAATTGAACAGAATCTAAACGTAAAGCACTATAAGCACTATTTGGGTATGTATTGGCATCATCAATTATTTCACTAAAACTTGTCCATTGAAATTCATCTGTTAGGAAAGAATCAGTACTATCTGCTGTGATTCTCGTAACCCTAATATCTACAGGAAAATTACCAGTAAGATTTATTCCATAATCCCTTTGGTACGCATCAGCAGTTCTACCCGAAATAGTATCAGTAATTAAATCAGTAAAACCACCAGAATTATATTGAACTGAAATTTTATACTGTATCTCTGAACCTAATATGTCTCCTTTATCTGTTGCTTTTTGTAATTGAGGAACAGTAATTAAAACATTAATTCTATCTACGTTTGTATTAGTTATTTGTCTGGTAACAGGACTTGATGCTGTAACAGTTACACCTACTGATGTTACAGAAGAACTACTTTCTATACCCTCAACTTTTGCCTGATCTGCCGTTCCAAATCTAGGGTTAAATACAACATCTTGAAAATTAAAATCGGTAGAAGTTGCATTAGCAGAATCAGCAGACGCTTCTAAAACAGGTGTTTCGTTTAGAAAAACATCTTTTAATGCAGCATTAATATATGCAGTTGTTCCTTGTGTTCTACCTTCTTTTGAAGCAGTTGCAAAACCTTCTATCTCCCCTTCAGATATAAGATCGAGAAAAGTAGCAAATTGTTTACTATGTAAAGTATCAGGAGTTCTTGTCGGTGGTGGTGGAGTTTTCTTTCTACGTCTAGCACCAATAATTTTCTTTGGTATATCTGTCATGCTCGTACCTGTTGTGTGTCGAGGGAGGTACTGATAGTTACTGAGCCTGTCATAATTTCTCCATATACTATTGGTACAGGAGTACCTGCTCTTGCAGTATTTTGCGTTCCAGAAAAGCTAAATGATAATCTTGGATCTTCTTCTGAACTAAAATCTGGCATTTTAGGTAAGGGAAATAATAAGTCATTTACACCTGATAAGACCAAAGCACCACCTAAACCTACAACTGCTTTTGTCAAAGGCATCGCTGCTGCAAAAGAACCGGGTGCAACAATAGGACTAAAAAACGATCCAGCAGTTAAAGGAGTAAATAAAAACGCCCCTCCTATTAAAGCAGCACCTAATAATATTCTTCCAAATCCTCTTGCACCACTTATAACAGGAACAAAATGTATATCTTCTTTGCCTATAGGATCATTGATTTCTGATTCATCTATCGCATAATTACCAACTTTTACTTGATAATATTTTGGACTCATATATGCTTCAACTTGTGGAAAATTATTAACGAGAAAGCTAACAGCCTTTCGTAAACTATCAACTTGCACTTCAAATTCTTTATGACCTATAAATTCTGCAAGTTCACCATATAATTTTATTTTACGCATCATAACGATACCTCCCTCCTGTGCATTTCAATAACCAAGGATTGTATGGCTCTCTACAAGATAGTCTATCTGCTGAATGATGTAAAACATCCCCATCTATAAAAATACCTACATGATTTAATCCTTTTCCTAAAATGCTCATGGCTAAAACATCACCATTAATTAAAGGTTCATCTGGTTTTAATAATCTAAAACCTCTACTCGGTAAATATCTTTCAAACACTGGATCGTCTGTAAATTCTTCTATTCTTGTTGGTCTTTCATAATCCAATAATTCAATACCTCTTTCTTCCTTATACCAATCAACTATCAATGACCAGCAATCTGTAACAGCCCAAACCCACGGACGACCAAGTAAAGGTGCTTTATAACCACATGGTTCATAATATCCCCAAGTCTCTGTTTTAGGATTAACAATATACCAAGGCAGTTTACTTTGTTCACAACTCATTTTATCTGCCTGACTAGCAACAGGTGGTGTATCAGGATGACTATGAATAATAGCAGTAATATCTCCTAAATTACTACCTTTTATATAATCCTCTGGATCTAAAATAAAATATTCATCTGATTGTGCAGATAAATTACGACAAGGATGATACCTTTCTTTTCCTCGAATATTTAATAATAACCCACAAGATTCATTAGGATCTTGATCTTTAGCATGAGCAAGAGCAGCTTCTTTCCAGTTCATCCGTTGAACGTACCAATAGAAGGAAAGTCTGCTCTAGTGCATTGTCTTTTTGGTGCTCTAACACCAACAAGATCGAACACTGAAGCTAATTCAAATTGAACTATATCTCTATTTTCTGCTGCTTTTCTATCTATTTTATATATCTCCTGTGGAAACTCTGCTGTAGAGTCTGGTGTTCCATAAGGATTTACATTACTAGGAAAATTAACAGCATCTAAAAATCTAGCAAGAGTTCTTATTCTAGTTACAGTCGCACCAGTGAGATCATTACCTGTAGTTGTTGTATTTACACTTAGTAAAATAGCTGTGATTGTTCCAAGTGCATTACTGACAGTTAATGTAGGTCTAGGAAGTTGACCTTTGCCATATTGAAAACCCTCTGCTTTTACAGGAAATCTTTGATAACTATTACCAGCCCAAACTATTTCTCCATTATCTTTTAAAGATGAGCCATTATGAAACCTGTAAATAGTGGTAGCACCATGCAAACTATTATCAAGTTGCAAGGTAAAAAGTTCAATTATTGCTGACGGATTTATATTTTGAAGATTACTAACAATAGCAGCACTGCTCATGGTTCAAACACCTCTCTAAATGTTGCTTGAATTGTTGCTCTATTGTTATATGGTATAGATTTTGACCAAGTTTCGCAAACATATTGACCAGCACCCGATAAGGTAATTGAAACATTCCCACTATTAGTAGCACTGGCAGCAGCAGTCACAGTAAAAACATTTGAATCAGTAACCGAAGCGACAAGAAATGTACCATCGGTTGCCGATCCAGAAGTGTAGTCAATAGTAAGTTCATCTCCTACAGCTACACCATGACTTGTAATTGTAATTGTTACTGTAGTACCTGATTGAGAGTAAGTTCCTGTTTTGGTAAACCCTTCTCCTGGTGGAGTAAAAGTAAAGCTGGCACTATCATTTGCACGACTGTCAAGGAAGCCTTCTATGGTATCCGCATCTGTTTCAGATACGTTAAAAGTAAAGTTATATATTTTAGGATTTTGATGAGCAGCAAGTCCGAATAATATTCTGTGTTCGTAGCCGTCAGCGAAACGAACTGTTCTGGTTAGTGGTGCGGATCTTTTTTGCTGTCCGTAAGTTGGTGTGATTGATGGAAAAGTAGCCATTATGCAAGTAAACCTCCAGGTCGTTTTTGCTTAATTAATTCTGATTCTATCGCTGCTGATAATGCAACCCCTAAAGCTCTGCCTT